GCCTTGCTATCAGACTTTTCCGCCTTACCTTCACCACTCACCCCTTGTTGCCCAAATCGGATAAGTTTTGTTTTCTTACCTTCTTTTGCGGCAACCGCATGTGATTTCTTCGCATGTTTAGGAGTGCGTTTAGGTTTATTATACCCAGAAAAAGTTTCTCCTGAGTACACAATATTTTTTAGTATTTCTATTGCATCGTTATAATCCATTATTTATTCTTTCCTATAGCCGAACCAGTTAGTAACGCCCCAAAGGATAGGTGGAACAACCCACCACCCTTGAGTGTAAATGGCTCGTGTTGACTTACTAGCTTCTTCAGATACTCCATTTGTACCATCGGGTCTTCTATCGCTTGTATATGCCCCATGTAATCAGCTAAGTTCAGCCCCATTCTTGCAATTCCGTAGTAAACCGGAACAACCATAAAGTCGTATATGCAAATCACTAAGTAGGTGATAAGGGCTGTCCATCGCCAATAATCTCGCATTGTTGCCTACTTGACTGAGATTGGAACTTCTGTGTTGCCTGTTAGTGTCGAGCCACTAATCTTCACAGTGTCCGCAATGATGAAGTCTGCTGAATCAATACCAGTACCAGAACCAATTTGGCTATTAGTTACCGTCACTGTTCCTGCTTTGATGTGGTCAAGCAGTACAGGGAAGCCATAGGAACTTACATTCTTGATATGCAGCTTACGGCATTGTGCGCTAGTCGCTGCGTCAATGTGGATTCGGTCATAATCTGACCCACTAATCTCTGGAATGTTTACAGTTCCACGAGTTGAGTTCAGTGTTACATCTACAATACCGTTCGCCAACGTCGGGCTGAATGAGTTACCGTCAGCCTTGTTGTTCTGTACGATTAGGTTGTAGACTTCAGCGTTGCTGATAGTCAGCGACGGAGCGGTAAGGTTGTCTATTAGAACCTCATCGCACTCAATCCATACCGAAGCCCCGCCCGTCGTTATTTCTAGCGAGTAGGTAATTCCTGTGGTGGCACCAACTTCTAGGTCATCAATGATAATGTCAGATATTCTTGCACCACCGATGTTCAGCTTCAGCGTTTGAGTATCTGCGGCATCACTACCTTTGATATCCGTACCAATCCCAACATACTTATCCCCTGCTTCTACGGTATATTCAGCAGCCATAGGGAACTGTTTAGTTTGTTCTACACCCACAGCAGCGAAGGCAATAGCAATTACCACCACCAGTCCTGCTATGCTCAATGACACACCCGCCATCTTCTTAAATCGTCCGCCAACACTTACCCTAGTAATTACCTTAGGAATGGCGATACCCACATCAGGTATTCTTACCTGCATATTAAGTTTAGGTATGCGGAATTTAGGTAAACCTATCTTTTTATTCTTAATTACGAGTTTCATTCTTTCCCTCCAGAAGCATATGCTTTCAGAATTTCAGCCAAGCCCCCACTCACAGGGATACTTAACACAGCCAAAGCCAATAGTAGCGGCTCAATATTATCTAAAGTTTCTGGGTTGCTAGTCGCTGACCAGATAATTCTTCCAGCTAAGACTAACCAAACAACGACAATCGGGAAGAATACTAATAGTGTTATAAGTTGCTGCCCAGTAAGAGTTACATCTTTACCACCAGCTTCAGTAATAACTTCGGTTAGTTTTTCTTCCTTTTTTTCGTCGCTTGCCACCTAATCCCCTTCCATTACCTTCATAGATAATGCAATGATACCACCAATTGTAGCCGTAGCTACGGGTTCTAAGTCCTTATGTATTGCCATTATTGTAATAGCTCCAAGAATTGCCAGCCCTAGTAGTACTTGAGGGCGCAAAGTTGCCATTGGAATAGCCATAATCTTCTCCTCGTCTAATATTTAGTACATTTTATTATACTAGAAAGGAGGGGATTTTCATAAAAATATCACAGAGTTACCGCTGATTTAATCAGGCTCAAATAAAGAGCGAACAATCGAATCAAAGGCGGGGTCGGTTTTCATTAAATCTCTTACAGGTGACTCTTCTGGGTAAGCCTCACTTAGTCTAAGCTCGGCACCAAAGTCAGCACCGGAAGACATTAGTTGAGCCTTATCGTCAGAGTCGTCCGATTTATCTCCTACATTTTTTGAATTAGTAGCATCTAAATTATCCATAAATTCCTCTTGTTCTAAAACAGCAGCCTCATCTAAATCACTTTCAGCTTCAACGAACTTAGGGTCACCCTCTTTTTCTTCAATTGTACGATCAGGGTCTAACGTAATAGGAGTCATATTAGTCACAGCCTTTTTTAAATGTTGTTCGGTATCAATATCGGGTACACCTTCTAGGATTTCCATACCTAAAGCTTGCCCAGCCCTGTGGTCACTTGGGTAATGTAACCCAGCACGAAGGCGGTTCTGCCCAATACTATCTGCTATTTTCATAAAACTTGCAGAATGCTCAGGGTATATTTTAGATAACACCCCCGCCATAACCGTTGCCTGTGTGGAATGCCCACTAGGGTAAGAAGGCGAGTACCCTCCCTCATTAGGGGTAGGTTTTATATCGCTAACCTGTGCCGGTCTTGGTCGGTTGAATTTAAACTTTACATGGTGAACAATTCTGTTTACGTCTTTATTTAAGTTATTTATATAACTTTCGTCTATACTCAACTCTTTCTCTTTTAGATAGTCTAAGAAAGGTTTAACATTATCTCGATCTTCCTCTTCGATACTCTTTTCTGACTTTGAAGCATCTTCTTGATAATGTTTAATGGTTTTAATTTCCAACTTACCGTTCGGCGGGGAACTTAAAGAATCTAAGTACTCTTCTGGCTCCCTAGTTAAAACTTTATACTTACTATGTAATACATCTGTGTGGTGCTTGGTTGGGGTTCCCCATACGTCTGGGTTATTTTCCTGAGACATCTCTTTACGTAAATCTTTATCTAATGATTTATCTCTACGTGGGTCACCTTTTGGTGCGCCTCCATGCAAATCTATAGCTGATTTTGATCCGGGTTTCTTCACCCTATAGTGTGGAGTGAGGGCATGGCAGTTCGGGCATATCAACTCTAGGTTAGATTTAGTATTATCTCCATGATCGCCATTTATATGGTTTAACTCAAGGGGAACAACGGAACCTTTCCATTCCGAACATTTACATGCAGCACATTCTCTAGGGAACACTGCTTCCCGTATAATTCTACGCTTTAATTTATCCGATTGCATGGGGTATTTATTGGAAAAGTAATCCTCTAAGTCCCTAGCCTTTTCAATATCTTTCCCTTCGACAACTTGATTAATTTCAGGTTTAGGAGTCTTTTCTGAATTAAATAAAGAACACCATGTATCCTCATTTATATCACCTACAACTAAAAGACATTCACTTTCTTCAGCCTTAAAGAAGATACATGATTCACATTGAACGTCTTGGCTCGTTTCAAAGGGAGTAGCCTTACGGAACCCTGCTTGCTCTTGTGTAATCTTGCCTTCTTCACCAGAAGATTCAGTATCTAACGCTTTTGCGTAAGTTAACGCTCCTGCGTTATCGTCATCCCTCTTCTTCCAATCAATAATTTTTGGGCGGTGGCTTGTGTAAGATTCATTTGCAGGGTACTTTGTGTCTACTTTGTTCCTTAGGTTTGGGTCTTTCGCTCGATATTCTTTTGAGATATCTTGCAAGAGTTCTAAAGCAAACGCAGTAACGGGTGACTTAGAAAGACTTTTCTTTTGTGGGGAAAAATCTTCCATCCATGAAGAGAGTCTTTCTACTCCGGTACGTTTTTTAAACTTTTTCTTGTTTCGCTTAACTTGAGTACGGTAGTTTGCACTACTTTTTTCGGAACCTTTCCGCTTAGAACGCCTACCATACGTCGGTGTAAATACCCCAGAGTCTGAAGACGTGAATACACTGCCCGCCCCTGCGTCACCACCGAAACCTCCACCGCCTCCACCATCTTCTTTTTTTAAAGGTTTATTAGGCTCCTTAGAAACAGGAGCATCTAAACCGTGGAACTTCTCCACAACCCTACGTATATCCGTTGGCAACATATCAGGTTTATGTAAAGCAAGTTGTTTTATGGAATCAAGGTCGCCCTTACCAATACCGTCAAGAATTTGTTGAGTGTAAAAGTTAGATAGTATTATTTTTTTCTTCTGTTTATCCATAGTATTATCCTTTACCATACAGTAAATGCATTATATCTAAGTGGGCTTCCTTGGATATACTCCCGTCCGTATCATGGGTGGGCTTTGCGTCTTTTATACTTGTTGAGTCTTGACCACCCCATCCCTCCATAGTAGTGGGGCGAGGGTGTAGTTTAAATTGATCTTTAGTCTTTGCAGAAGATTCAGCAAACCCAATAGCTCCATAAGTATGGTAACCATTATCCCATACCTCAATACCGCCAACGGGTGGGATACTGGGTGCTTGTTTCGCATAACCATCTAAATAGGAACCATAACTTATAGATAATTCGTTCATTCTTTGGAGATTCTTTGAGCCTTCACCAGTAGCTAAAGTTCTCATTTCTCCTAACAAAGCCCGTGCTTTACTTGGACTTCCTTGACTCTGCCCTAAAGCCCACCTAGCAACATGGGGTGTTACGTCTCTATACCCATCAAAGGCGTGTTCTTCCCTGCTCCCTTTTCCTTCTGTAAATTCAGGGTCTGTATAAACATCCCGCCCCTTTAAGTCACTGTGGTATTTGTCTCCAATAATAGCTTTAGATAATAATTCTACAGGTGCTTCCTCAAATAATATTTTTGTGTTTTCATGAGCTTTTTGCTTAACCTCCGACGGGTCTAACTTTCGTATCTTAGCTTCTTGCTCCCAGTTCCGGTCTTTATCGTCTGTATGGGCTATTATGTTAATTACTCGCTTTTTAGCATTTATTGAATGTAAACTTTCGTGTACCATTGTGGACATAGCATCTATTTTTTCTTGAGGGGTGCCTGAAGAAAACGCCGCAAATACTTTAGGATTAGCATGGAATTCATTGTCTTTGATAACGTACTCAGCTATATCATTGTCATTTAAAACATCCATCACAGTTGATAAATAGGACGTTTCAGGGTTATTCAAATGGTCTGCGTATTGGTTCTTCCACGCCTCTTCAAACTGCTCAGTAGTGTTCCCTGAGTTGATTTGGAAACCCCTAAAAGCAGCCTTGATTTTTTTTATTTGAGCAGTTTCCCATTCGCCTTCATCAGAAACATACGCCATGTCAGGGTCTATCTTAAATTCCATATCATCAACTTTAAAACTCTTTGTCTTGAACGAATGGATTAAAGCATTTCCTATTTTCTGCCTTAGTTTAGATAATTGTTTATTTTTTTGACTATCTGCTTTTTCCTGTTTTTTATCCATATAAGCTTTACCTTCAGGTGTAGAGGTATCCCTTAATTGTTCCTCCACATCACTGGATATGCTTTCTCTTAACTTAGTCTCTTTATCCCCTAGTGACTGCACGGTTTTAAACTCTGCTGAGTCAAAGCCTCCCCCAACCTCAAGATAGGTGTCAGCCGCCCCTGCCAATTCGTCGATTAACTCTCTGTGTTTTTCAGCGTCTTTATGGTTTTTAAAAGCTTCTTGCTCCATATCATATAACTCAGAATCTAACTTATATGTAGCGTCTTCGGCTTTCCGACCCCCTTCTTCACTTAGGAGTTCTGTCTGTTGGGCTACTAAATCATTGAAAACATTTGTAATTTCATCACCATGATCTTTTTCATTTAGTTGGTTCATGTCATAGTAAAGCCCTTTACGTTTACCTGTAAGAACGTCTACACCATCAGGGGCATCTTCTTCACTATCTACATAAACTCGCTGCCCTTCTGGGACTGCCTCAGGTTCCTCCTCTGTATCTCCACCACCTCCAAACACCCTACCTAATGTAGATTTTATTCCAGTCAAGGGAGCTTTTTCAACAAACTCTGCTAATTCTAATACCTTTGTTGAATTAGGCATTCCTAATCCTCATCGTCTTTATCATCGTCACCAACATTACGGTCGTCCCGTTGGTTAGAATCTGTTAGATTGTAACTTACGGAAGGGTTGGTAGGAGACCCATTACGGAAAGGTACTATGAATGTTGCTTTAGATATATCCCCTAAACCGTCAGTTGATAAATCTGCTACGTAATCTACACCCTTCTCAATAAACCACAGTTTTGAACCATCGCTAGAAACTTCTTTGATTATAGGTGTTGAGAAACCCTGTTCGTTTAGAGACTGAATCCATGTTTTAGATACTTCAAACCCGAAACTCCGGTTTTCCGCCTTTTCCCGACGCTTATCCGCCCATTCATCAATATCTCGCTCCTCTAGGGGAGACTTGTCATGCCAGTCTGGGGTGCGACCACCAGTCCTGCCCTTAAACTTACGCTCAGATGCTGGGATAGACTTTTCCATAGCTTGAATATCTGGTAAAGCCTCACCACCTTCTGGAGACTCCTCTCCTCCTTCAGGTGCTTCTTCCCCTTCTTCGCCCTCTTGTGGCTGTTCCATCTGTTCAATTTGCTGCTGCAACCCCAAAGCTTGGGTTTGTGCTTGAATCTGGACAGTTTTCGCCATCTCACCGCTCACTACAAATTCTGCATCTTCTAACGAAACACCCTCTTCTTTTAATTTAACATCAAAGCCTAGTTGTGCAAATTGATTAGCAATACCTATACGTTGTTGACTAAAACTAATTCGTGTTGCTTCTGCTTTTTCTTCAGGAGTAGGGAGTAGTAGGTCGAAGTCTGTAACGTTAAATGCCTCAAGCAGTTTTGGGAAAACCTTTTCATGGAATAACCGCTGGTCGGATTCGACAACACGACTCATAACTACTAATTGCTGTGTTTGAGTTGATAAGCCACCAAAAGCTTCCGGTGCGCCCTGCCATGCAGGTGTTACACCCCATACCGCACCAACACGTTCACGAATCTCTTCCTTAACAGGAAGGTAATCCATCTCTTGTAGGGTGTGGAACAATCGAACCATGTCTACACGACCACGTTGGTTACGACTGGAAACCGCAACCATAGGAATATAGTTGGGGTCTAACCTAGTTTGCGCCGCAATATGCTCACGTTCTTTACGTAGACTTTCTGGGTCATCTGTTGTAACCATAAGCATGGACGCTGGCATTTTACGCTCAAAGAAATATCTGTATATGTTCTTATCCATACCAATCAAAGTTAAACATTTTTCAAAAACCGTTAAAATTGGAGACCACCCATAAGTTTCGGAAGGGGAGAACTTAGAAACGTGGATAATTTCACTGTCCCTTAGATAGATGTGTTGATTACGGTGGTAGTACTTATACATAGCAGGGACACGTTCGTAACCCTTTTTAGATTTACCGGGAACGTCTTCAACATCGCTCCTATCCATTGGGCATATCCAATGAGAATTTTTAGGTAGACCTGCTTGATCAAGGTCGAATTCTACAAGTGCTGGATTCAACCGCCGAATTTCTTTTACCTTTGATCTAATTTTCCCACCATCATCATGGTACTCTTTCATTAAATAAAGAAAGCCATCATCTACAGTGTTTATATCACTATGGAATTGCCTAAGTACAGACTCTAAACTTTGGTCAAAGATATTACAATCTAACAAAAACTTATTAAAATAATCTAACTGTTCTCTGTCAGCATTTTCTTTTTTCGCTTTTACCTCTATCCCACGACGGAACACCTCACCAGTAATGTGACCTAAAGCGGTTCTAATTTCAGCCACCGAATAAGAAATTGTCTGTAAGTCTTGGACAAGTTGCTGCCTGTACGCCATTTGGTGTCTGACCCATGTATTTACAATGTGGTCAAGACCGATAGAAGGCGCAGTACTTGTGTCGCCTTGTTGTTTCATCAGTTGAATAAAATTCAAACCTTCATTGAAATCAACCATCTGTTGTGCCATTCCGGGCATTTCAGGCATATATTCAGATAATTTCATAAATTAATCCTTACCTAAGTCATTAAACCGTTGCGAAACCAATGTATCCATACCTGCTAATTTAAGAACGGTGTCCATCGCTTTCTCTTTAATATGGGAATGCTCGGAATACACAGTACGTGTATCAGACAATTGCTCTTTCTGATTCGCAATTATGGTTTCCAAATTTTGTATTTTTAGTATAGCTTGCTCGTACTGTTCAGACATATCAGCAAACTCTTCTGAATCCCCCGTGTTCGACACGTTATCAAGAATTCCTGACCGTCCCGCTTCCTTCATCAAGGATATAAATGCCCCCTCAGATATAACGGTTACCGCCTCAGATGAATCACCTACCTCGTCTTCCGGGCCTATAGTCTTCAACTCTTCATGCCATGTATCTAAAATACGCCACGTCCCAGATGCATCCCTATTAGAAATATACTGCTCGTCACGTTCTCTAAGAATATTACCTAAAGTCATAATTACTCTCCTACTTACCTAAACTATTATACTACATAAACTAAAATTTACGCTATGTGGCACTTACTCCAACCACAAGATTTACACGTTATGCACCCACTTTCCTCAATTAAAAAAGCGTTATCACAGCACGTTTCTTCTAACTCGTTGTACGTTGCCTCAAACCCCTCAAGGACAGGTTGATTATTGGCTTCAGATTTTACCAAAACTTCTTTGTCCCTGCTACCAGACCTATATACCGTTATACCTTTACAGTTACTTTCCCAAGATAGCATATATGCAGTATACACGTCTTCTAATGTTGCGTCATTAGCAAAGTTAATTGTTTTAGAAATACCGGAATCACACGATTTTTGGAAAGCGGCTTGCATAGCCACATGTGCTTCTGGGGAAATATCCATAGCAGTTGTGTACACACCCTTAACCCAGTCTGGAACTTCCGCTCTGTCCTTCAAGGAACCCCCATTAGAAATATGTTCCATCAGATCATCAGAGTAGAAGCCGAAATTATGAGCATCTTTTTGGAAATATTTGTTTACATAATACAAAGTTTCCCCTTCAAGGATATTCATCTTCTTCCACGCCAATGCAAATGTAGGCTCTACGCCACTAGAAGTGTCGGCTAACATAGAAATAGTTCCTGTTGGAGCTACCGTTAAGCGGCAAGCGTTCCTGAATTTTCGACCGGATTCAGCGTAGTCACTTTTCTCCCATGCGGGAAATACCCCACGTTCTTCAGCTAATACGGCTGACTCGTTATCTGCTACGTCTTGGATGAAGCCCATAAGTGTTTCACCAACATGTCTACCTGTTTCCGTATCATAACCCACACGTAAACGAATTAGTAAGTCTGCGAAACCCATTACACCCAAACCAATTTTTCGGGTTGCCTTTGTCATTTTTTCTATCTCAGGCGTTGCGTAATAATTTGCATCAATAACATTATCTAAAAAGCGTGTTGCTATCTTTACAACTTTACCTAATTCAGACCAATCTATATTTTCTTTCCAGTCCAAGGTGGGTTCTGAGGAGTGTGCTAATTTAGTGTCAGCATAAAAATTAGCAACATTAATAGAGCCTAAGTTGCATGACTCATTACCCAGAAGGGGTTGTTCCCCACACGGATTAGTTGCAATCATTTTACCGTAAGTGTCTGATACGTGATTATCTTTATTTACGGTATCTAAGAAGATCATTCCCGGCTCACCGTTCCTCCACGCCCCATATACAATCTTACTGAACACCTCACGAGCGTCTAACTCTGTGACGATTTCTTTTGTTCGTGGGTTAATTAAAGGGTAAGTAGTACCGGCTTTAACTGCCTTCATGAAATTATCAGTTACGCCAACAGATATATTAAAGTTGTGGATTTCACCCTCAATCTTTTTACAGTCAATAAATTCTAAAATATCTGGGTGGTGAATATCCATAACAGCCATGTTAGCACCATCACGTTTACCGCCTTGAGTAATCATCGAAGACACCCTTGATAACGTCTTAAGCACCTCTATCGGGCCACACGAAATACCATGAGTCGTCTTAATTCTATCCCCCTTAGGGCGAAGATTAGATAAAGCGAACCCAGTGCCACCACCAAATTTTTGAACCATAGCAGTGTCATGGGCGGCTTTCATAATGCCTTCCATGCTATCTTCTAAAGGAAGCACGAAACATGCGGATAAGGTTCCTTGTTTTGTTCCCGCATTCATTAGTGTTGGGGAATTCGGTATAAAATCTAAATTAGACATAATAGTATAAAACTCGTTAGCTGAAAGCTGGGTGTCTACATCTAGTTTGCCGTACCGTGTTTCAATAGCGGCGATTGCGTCAGCGACACGCCTAAACAAAGCGGAAGCATCTTCGGTAACCTCATTATTATCGTTCTTTAGGAAGTAACGTTTCTCGGCTACTACCTTTGCCTGTGGACTTAAGATTACTGGTATCGTTCCGATGGTATCCGTTAGTGTCATAGTTGTTGTCATTTATTTCTCCTACCCTCTGTATCCACAGTATATACATAATTTACGTTCTCGTACCCAAAAACTTGGTTGACATACCGATTCAGAACAATCGGGGTTTAAATGCTCACCACTTTCCTCAACGGGGTTCACGCTCTTTAATTTTAGCATGTTATCTAAACGTTCGGAAACCCCTTTATTATCAACACCATTTTCTTTAGCCCGATCTTCTGGAGTTTCCCCCGGAGACACCGCATCAAGCCAGTCCGTTGCGCTACCTAAAGTTGCATACTTGTAGATAGTAGTTTCGTAAGCGGCTTGTACCGCCATAGCAATGGAAAAGAAAGCATCCCCGTGTCCCATAGGAGTAACGGGGGCTTTTAAATCATTGTTTACAGAAATTATCTGTTGGGACTGTCTTTCATCTTTTAGGAGTTTTAGCTTACCCCCATGTACATATTCTTCTAAAACCTGCGCCATAGTGTGTTTACTTTTTGCAGTGAATACCATAGGGTGCCAAACTTGCGCTAATCCACGATCTTCTAATTCTCCTCTTGTATTATCAATATACCCTTTTTCTAGCTGAAAGTTTTGCGCTATTTCGTTCAAAAACTGTATTTGATCAGAATAATTCCACCCGTCTAACCACGTCTGATTAATTTGTTTTATTTCGTCACCTACCCGACTGAAGATTACTAAGTGGGAAGGGTGTCGCTTTTTACCAACATCAAACCCTGCAAACAACTGTTCGTTTTCTGCTTTTTTATACGGGGTGTGGACACTAAATTGTCGTAGAGAACTATCTTCACAAGCGGCGATATCTTCCCTGTTGAAATAAGATTCCGTTTGGAATGATGGTTGTAGTAAGAACTCAGAAGCGAATGATTTCGGTCGTGCCTTTTGTTGTGCTGTTAGCCATTCCTCAGAATACAGTGAGGGCATAAGTATGTGGCGATCAGGGGTAGGGTCAATAGCGGGGAGAACACGAGATATAAACCGGTCATCACGTTGTAGTTTACCTAATAAGTCGTCGGGGAGCATAGGGGTTCCCAGAACAATAACTGGGGCTTCTTGATTCGGGATAAACATACTTTCAGTCATGAAGTGATCTTCAATTTTATTTATCTCGCCCAACTGTAATGGGTTTTCTGGGTCTCGCAATATGTCATCAGCAATCAACGCTCCGTTTACGTGCATACCACGTTTGAATGAAAACAAACCCCCATGCAGTATTTCAACAGGTTTATTATTTACTGTATACCTAAATTGAAATTCCGCACGAGAATTACGGGCGGTGAGCATATCCATTAAGATTGGGTTTCTCTGAACCGTTTTATTAATTTCTGATATGTGGTAACGTGCCATCGTATCGCTATATGATAAATATAGGATTGACATGTCACGAGTTGCTTTCAACAAACGCCACACACTAAAAGCATGTCCTAGTAAAGTACTTTTGAAATGAAAACGGGGTAAGATCGCCACATAGTTTTTATTGTCTGATAAAGCTCTTTCAGCATCTTCTGTAATAACCCCTACGTGCCACGTATCAAATAGTTCTGGTCGCTCAAAACTTTGAGACCAAATATCTACAACAAATTCATGAAAGCTTCCTATAGATTGTTTTTGATTGGTAGAAAGTCCTTCAGATAACCGTGCTAACGCATCAGCTACCGTTACAACCTCATTAGCCATTACTTATCACCTGCTTGTTGAATAACACCTTGAAAACGAGCCGCAATACGACTAACGGTTTCAGGGTCAGCAATTTCCTCAACTAAAACATTTAATATGTCCTGCACAAATTGAACGTGTATCAAACCTTCCATAGTTTTACGTTCCCCTTGAATACTCATATCCACGGTACGTGCCGCTACTCCAGCATCATGGAAGTTTAAACCCTTTAATTCATTTTGAGCTTTTTCGCGTATGTCTGTATATGTATCTAAATGCTCTGTTTGTAGCCTAGCGAAGCGTTGGCTTTCGGTTTCCATTACCGTAGAAACCCCGGTCTCTTGAATTTGTAGACGCTTCTCATCCCAGTTAAACTTCTTAGCCCACGAATAAATAGTCGAAATAGTAATATCGACTTCAAACTTTTCCGCAAGTTTTTCAGTTATTTGTTTTGCTGTGTCTGACCCTGCAACATACAAACTCATTGCTTCTAATCTAACATCAGTTGGAATTAATCTAGGCATTACCGCCCCTCATTAGGGTCAGAAGAATACTCGAATGACTGAGACTCAATGCTACCACCGTAAGGACTTCCATCTGATTGAAGAAGTTTACTGAAATCCGTGTACCCCGTTTTGTTAGAAGCTGCATTGAAGCACATAGGTACTTTAAATTTAGCTCCGTTAGAAAAGAATTCTTTAAAATCCACTCCAATTTCATCTCTTGTACAAACCCCCTGCCAAACATTTTCTCGTTCACTGATTGGTTTATAATTGCTGTTCTTCCGCAACGCCCCTGTAGTTCTTTGGGTATCATCAAATTGTTTATTATTCACACACGCCAAGTACTTACACCAAACTACAACCCCTTGTTGTTCCTTTAAATCTTCAAAGGTGGTTCCTTCTGGGAATTTATCTTTATATTCCACCTTTTCTGCCTTCTTACCCGGACTCATGTAAAAGGTAGGCGGCTTAACAACCTTCTCGAAATTAGGCATTCTCTTCTCCTCTTCTCTTTGCCCATAACGCAATGCAAGCGGCATCGGCATAATCTTGTTCAGGGAATACGTCTCCCCATTTCTCTACAGCGTATTTTTTTATATCAGGTTTCCCGGCGTTCCCCTTACCTAAAATCTGCTTTTTCCAACTCCTATTATCGACAGGAACGCACTCAATCCCCTTAGTATGAAGCATGTACTTCGCAACACTAACCACACCGGAAATCTCCATTGTGGTACGTGCATTTTGAATATAAATTGCTGCCTCAATTGCAGAACTATGTATTCCATTATACTCTAATTTTTGGTTTAGGTATACACTAAAGTTGTCAAATATTTGATAAAGTCTAAAATCAAATGGGTCTTTAGGGGTAGATGCGAATTTTAATTTAGCTACAAGTTCTTCTTGATCGTTTACGATAACTCCGTGAACTGCTTTAGATGAGCAGTCTAATCCTAAGTAATTCATCTTTGACGCTCCCCCATTGTTCTAAGACCTACAACCCTTGACACCGATGCATAGGCTTTATCATATGCCTTAAGTGTCCCACTTAGTTGTTTTAAACCTGCCTCTGTTTCGATAACCTCTTTCCGTAATTCCCACAATTGGGTGTATGAGTTTAAGGCTTCCCCACGCAATTCTTCTCGTGTAGGTTTCTTCTTACCCGCTTCTTCTCTTTCCGTAGCAAGTTTGTTCATAGCTTTAGCTAACCCGTCATCAAAAGCTGCCTGTAATGCGGAAAGGGTACTATCCAATTTTGCTACCTCTGCTTCTAGATAACTAGTGTATCCACCAAACATGGCTAGGTAGCTTTCTAGCCCCTCATTAGATGTGGAGGCGTAATCTCCTAATGGCAACTTAGGTAGGTTAGAAATGTCCACATCAAAGGAGGACACTTGTAAATCGGAAGCTAATTTTCTTCGTACATTACCTAAGGCTTTCATTGGAGACCATGCTTTATTTTGGTCTTGTGGGTTGTCGTCTTTATAGTTAACCATTGGTTACCCCTTTACATTTACACCACGTATCCCCAGTACAGGTTTCCGGTATGCTCGTCATGCCCATTATATTAGTACAACGTTCTAGTAAGGTTTCCCATACTAAGGGTTGCCTAGATACTTTGAAGGCTTTTAAATTTTGGTCATTTTTATTTTCATACAAAACGATACCATATTCATTATTTAGCATGTTTAGATAAATTTGTAATTGTATAAAATGCTCATGTTTTGGTGAACTTTTTAGTTCTTTAAACCCTTTATCATTAATAGATTTTAACTCTAACACCGCCCTGCCTTCGGTTGGGTGCTGGATAAGGAAGTCTAACCGCCCACTGATAGGAGGCATGTCCATTTTTAAAGGTTGCTCACGAGCGATAACAATACCCATTTTAGTGAAGTACTTATCCATCCTATCTTCTAGGGAGCCACCTACATCAAAGATACGTTTTACTCTTGGGTCTAGGGTTTCCCAAGGCAATAAACCATTGAATGAAGCATATAAGTACCGATCACAAGTGCTACCCAAAGCAGAAGGGTAGAACACCTGCCCTCTGTGGGGAGCCATTTTACCTTCTAAATGCGTATTTAGTAATTTTAAAAACTCCCTATCTTGGTTAGTTGTTCTAACCGCAGCCTTCCTTTTCGTTTTCTGCTTTGTTAATCCTTTAGATTTCCCAATTTGTTTAATTCCTGCCATAGAAATTCCTTTATTTTACCTTTAGTTGTTTCTTTACAATGCAATACAATTTGTATGTCTCCGGTCTGTATTAAGTTGCGATCTCGTATTCTATCACGTT